TTGTACAGGGCTTGCCGCGTTTAGTGATTTTATCCCCTACCCCTTTTTAATTTTATTTTTATGGGCTTCAGCGCCTGATTTTGGATTGTGGTGCGCATGACAAAGACTTTGCAGTTCTTCATCTGCATATGGGTCCAGCCCGCTGTCTAAGAGAAAGCCCAGACCTCTGATGTGATCGGTAACTTCTGGTGGACCTGTGACGCCTTCAGCATCGCACATGACGCAAGTGGGATTCTTTTGCTTGTGCAACCGAGCAACCTTCCGCCACCGTCTGGCATTGTAGAAGGAACTCAGGTCACGCCTACGGCCAAATGGCACGCGCTCCACAATTGGTTTGTACGCTCTATTGATTTTCTTTGGCTTACTGGGCATCTGCTTCTTTCTTTTGGTTGAGTATTTTGGCGGCATGGAAGCGCCACGTCTTTTTGATTGCTGAGTTGATCCGGTGTGCGTAAACTGTTTTCTCATAGTTTCTTACCTTACCATTATCATCTACCTTGATACTAAATTTCCTGCCAATTGGCTCACTGCTCACATGCACACCATTGCGCTCACACACTGCGATTGCTTGATTTATATCTATATCATTTGGCTGTAAAGTCATAACTATGGTCATCAATACGGTGCGTCAGTTTTATTATCTATATCGTAATATTCATCCTCAAGCACTTCAGGCAAACCATTAGCGTTTATCTTGATATTGAAAGGCTCTACGGTTTTCCCTCGCCCAAAGGTTTCTTCCACAAGGCTCACATCATTGGCATGCTCATTTTTTGTAACCTTGAAAGCTGCCTCACATTTGTTTTCCAACTCAGTACCCAGATGGCCGCGCATGTTACCATCGCTCTTATTTCCGTGCAGAACCGTTGTAATGTGTATGTCATAATCCACCGTCCACTGCATTAGTTTTGCAATCATATTTGAAGATTCAACAGCATCGTTAAAATCTGCCACGAGGTCCCGTATTCCATCAATAACCAGTAGATCAATGTCACCACCATGCTTCAGTAATAACCCCTCTATTTTTTCAATTCGTGTCTTGTAGCCGTAACGCCTAAGGCCGTAGAACATCATATTTTCATCACTGCCACACATACTTTTAATTCTTTTTGTAACCATCTGAGCATCGTACGGTGACTGCTCCGTATCTATCCACGCGACATTCTTCGTAACCATTGGCTGAAACTTATGGTGTATGCTTTCACGCTTTACCAGACCGGCCATCATAAGCGTGAGCGCAAATGTTTTCTTTGACTTTGCGATCCCCGACCAGCTGCTTATGTTACCACGGCTCATCTTGCCCACACCATCTATAAGCAGCACAAATGGCGGCTTGCCTATGTCATCACTGGCGCGTATACGATCGCATTCTATATCTACCGTGCTGCTTAGCGGCTTTTCTAACTCTAAGAGATCCATGCGCTAATTTTTTTATTCCAGACTTCACAGAGTCCGTACAATTCCATTTTGTAATGCTCTTGCGCTTCGCCCAGCATGAAGGAAAGCTTCTCATTCTTGGTGAGATCCTGCGCCTTTTCATCTTCGGTCAGACCTTTGTGCGCAATGAGCGTATCAATGGCAAGCATTTTTGCTACATCATCGACTATCACTTCACGACCTTGCTCAATGTTTTCTGCGATCTCTTTAGCAATTAATTCTTTGAACGTGATATTGTCAATAAACCCATCTTCTGGGCGATTATGCATGTAGAGATATTTTAAGCGGTGCAGTGCCAGGGCATCAATGAGCATAGTGTTTACGTCATGCTTAACCAACTTTTCAGCGGCATTAATGAGCTTGATAAAGGCATTAATACGCATTATTTGCTGTTTTTTTCTAGCTTCATTTTTAAAGAATGGCATCGCTTCTTTCATTTCGTTGACCGCGATCTTAGCATCTTCTATCTCCTGGTAGTGCATAGCTTAAAATTTTACGTTCAACAATCGGTTTAAATTATCATCCTTGAGCAGGTGAATGGGCGTTGCAAACTCATAGTTCCCTTTCCGGTGGAAGGTATTTTTTGTATGCCACATGTTGCGCGTGGCAGCTTCCATCTGGGCTCCGGTAAATCCGTTTGCGATTTGTTTGGCAAGTAGTGTTTTTATTTCAGCCGTTGGTTTGAATTCACGATTTGAAACGCGGTTGAACATTGCCGTAAACCATTCCAGATATTCGTCAATACTTTTGTCCAATTCCTTTAAATCGATTCTTCTGAGCCAGTTTAAAAAATGTGCTTTTAAATCACTTTCAGAATACTCTTTTCCAACGCCCGCAGCTTGCAAAATAAATTCCGGTATTTTTTTGATGATTACCGCTTTGGAAACTGAATTTTGCATGGCCCCAGCTTCGATGGTTAACTCTGAATTTTTAAGTATTTTAATAGCTAAATCCAAATCACTTTTTTTGCCCAAAGTAATAGAAGTATATATATGTTGTTTATTATCTGTTATGGTTGAACCGTTTGGGTCAGGGTCTTGAACCGTTTGGGTCAACCCATTTGCCATAATGGACTTCTCTCTACTAACAACGCCTAACAGATTTTCTACTCCATTAGTGGTTGTGAACCATAAAGTGCTGTCATAATTTTTTTCGGAGAAGTTTCCGACCTCAATTGCACCTAATTTTTCACAGTTTTTAACTATTCTTTGAATCTGTCTTTGGCTCCAAAAAGTGAATATTTTATCAAAGGCTTTTCTTGAGTTATACGTCCAGTATTTACCCTCATGAAAATGCATATTATTGGCCGCATTTTTATGCACCCAAAAGTGTATATTTTGGATAAAAACGGCATTTTCAACACCCCCAAATTGATCTGCTATAGCTGAATCGAAAACGTAGGTCATTAACTTATTTTTTTAAATATTTGATCATTGAAGGCGCAATTCTATAACATAGGGTCATATCCATTTTATCAGAATTCCGGTTTTCCTTAAGCACATAATTGCTATCGGTACAGCTTTTAATAATTGTACGAATGGTCTTTTTAGACCAAAAAGGGAAATACTCCAAAAATTCATCTTGAGTGATCCGCAGCCATTCTGACCTTTGATCAGAATGGTAAATACGATTACTCTCAAAGGCTATTATATCGTTCAGAACCTGCATAAAAACAGCTTCTTTAAGACCAATAACCGTAGCCAGTTCGGGATTAAAGTGTATTTCTTTCATATCCTAAAATGGTAAATCATCCGTATCTTCTTCACTCGCTTCGGCCATACCTTTATTTTCCCAAATCCTACCATTCCCTAGAAAAACCCGGTCGATCTTCTCACCAGCTTTTATACGTTCTATTTCGTCTTTTGAACGGCTGATGCTTAGCGAAAAATCATTATCAAAACGGTCTGGCTCATCATAATCCCAGGTTGATAGACTTAGGTACAATTTCCCATTCTCGTGTTTTAATATTCGATCCTTTGGTATATCGGATAAGCATATACTCACTGTTCTACTTTTACCTTGTTTCATCGTTTTATATTTTTAATTATGTCCATAGAAATACGTCATTCCCATAAACATCAGGGTAAGACCCAGCACTATCGCTACTTTAAATTGTGATTCATATTTTTCTAAAAAGTCAATAAATTTCATATCACTATGTTTTGATTCCATAATCTCTGTAAGCGCCTTCCAACTCCTTATGCATCTTTATCGCTTGATCTGGAATAGTCTTTAATTCCGCATCCAGAAGGATATTTACCGAAAACTCCTCAAGTTGATTCAGCATATAACCCTCATAGATCTGGAAGAAAACAGCCAACTGCTTATCGGTAAAATCAAAGCACTTACGCACCGCATAAATGGCCATGATCTTGTAGCCGCTGTTCTCGTATTTAAAGAGTTCAGCCACATCCTTTTCCATCATTCCCGCAACTACTACGAGAAATCTACGCATCTTGTTAAGGTCTTTGTGTTTCCAAATCAGCATCATTTTATCGTTTTACAGGTTGTACATTTATCGCCAAAGCTTTCCGCTTCAAGGTTGCATTTATCGGCTCCCAAACACGTTTTTCCTGTTTTCAGAATCTTGTGCAACGGCTTATAGCTTCGGGTAATCTTACAATTCAGTCCCATGGTATAGATCTTATACGGGCAACACGCTCTACGCCCGCCCTGATTACTTTTGTTATTGTACTTTTTTCACCATAGGGCGCTTCAAACATTTCTTGAGGGCCACAATGTTGCCTTACGAGTTGGCGCACACGTGCCACATCTATTTTGCCCCACAGTTCACCGTCTGCGATCTGCTTACAGGTTAGTGAGCGGTTACGAAGCACTTTGCGTCTATAGGCGCTAAGATCATCCCGACGTACATCGCGCACCATTGAACGGTGTACGATCACAAGATTTTCAGCCTTAAGGCGGTCCATAAAATCATCAAGTAGCTGCGCGTTGCTCATAGCTTATTTATTTATCCATTGCATTACATAAACCAGAAACACCCATGCGATAACCATACAGACACCCAGCGCCATCATAAACATCACGAAAAGGAATATCTTTGCCATCATTTTTTGATTTTTAGATCATGATCAGCATTACCATGAGCGTGCGCAGTGGTAGTAGGTCCCAACTGCACACCGTCCTCATAGCTGTGGCCTTCTTTGCATTCTTTCATGCATTCATCCCAGAATATCTCAACTTCTTCCCAACTGTACCCAACTTCATGTAGGGTATTGTTTATTGAAAAAACGGTAGCGCGTATATCGCTTAAAGGGTCATTTGCCATAGGTTCTTCATTTAATTGATGCCAGTTAATTGCCGCAATCTGATCGTTTATATATCTATTTGTGGCGATATCGCGGCCGCTATCTTTAAAGTATGCGTTCATAAATCAGATGATTTCTCTTCGAGAAACCAGTAAGATTCATCGGCTTCCTCGCTTATTTTCTCACAATTCGACATTGCTCCCTGTATAAGGGCCTTCAGTGCAACCCGATTAGATTTTGTGATCCTATTGGTCTGCGTGATAATATTTTCAACCGTTTTAAAGTTTACTCCGGTTTTTTCTGAAACTTCACGGCGTATATCAGTGGTAGCATATTTCAGCAGCACTTTAGCCAGTTCGTCCTCTAAAAAACACCCAGGGGACACGCCCTTAACAACTTTCATTTTTTTACGTCCAGCCATGTTCTTTTTCTTTTTTGCGACCACCTTTGGTACGCGTTATTTTCACTCTTGAAACTGGCGCTCTCCGAAGTTGCATTTTTGGAAGGTCAGCAATGATGGAAGCCTGTATGAGAAGGAAAAATGCGGCCAGAAAATACTTTTTAGGATCGTCAAGGCTCAGGATAAATGCACGGGCAACATCTACAGCACCACGCGCCTTTAATTTCTTTCTGATAGTATAGGCGTGATTGTGAACGGTCGCAACACTAAGGCACAGTTTATCAGCGATTTCCTTCTCACTGTGGCCCCATGCAATCTGTTCCGCCACCCTTAACTCCGCTTTACTTAGTACTTTCATATCAAAAATGGATTGATTAGTTTTTTGTCACTGTTTGAAAGCTTTTATTTTGTTACTTTGTTAGGTCAAAGATATATATTATAAATGTATTTTCAATGTATTTTCAATTGAAATTAATATATTTTATATAAATAACTGATTATGAGCAAGAAAGAAATTGAAAAAAGGTTGAGAAATATACTTGAGATCATTAACGACAATGAAATCACTGCGTATGAGATAGCCGAAGGCACTGGCTTAAATCACAGCGGCATACACAGAATTCTTACAGGAGAGACAAAGCACCCCCGCTCAAGAACAATTGAGAAAATATTTGATTTTGTAGAAGATAAAATAACAGGGAGGAAAATTAAGGACCATCCCAATTATGTAAAGCCAGTAAGAACTGAAGAAAGCACGACTAAGGAAAATGAATTATTAACAGCTTTTAACGATCTCAAAGAGATTATCGAGGAGCGCGATCAGGCATTTTCAACCACGCTGCAATTGACAATAATAAATACAGAGGAAACCAAGATAATGGCTAATATATCAGCAAAAAAGTTAGAAAGCATTGAAGAATCACTTAGAAGACTTGAAAACACCATTGCGAACCTTGCTAAGAACAGATCTTCTTAACTCCTTTAGTATCAGTAATTTTTCAGTATCATTGTAAACATCCAGTAGCTCAAGCTGATCAATCAATCGTTGTATATCTTTTTTCAAAATTGGGGTTTATCGTTAAAAGTTAAATATATAACGACAAAATACACTAAAGAGTTTCATTCAACTAGTTAAACTATGAGAAAATTATCACTATTACTTTTATCTTTTTGCTTTATTGCCTGCGGAAGCTTCAAAGCTACACCTGTCATCATTGCGCCAGTCTCACAAGATGTCGTTTTAACACAGGGAAAAGACCAACTGTACATCAAAGCAAACACATGGATGGTTGAAAATTTTACCAGCGCAAAAAGCGTCCAGCAGTTCTCAGATAAAGAAGCGGGAATTGTCACAGGGAAATACCTATTAAAATCAGGTGGTCAATATTCACAATATGGCGATACTACTTATGAAATTTTTGCGATTATTAAAATACAGGTTAAAAATAACGCTGCCAGAATAACAATTTCTCCGGAAGAATATCAATCACTAACATCTGCATTCGTAAATGATGATCTGGCATACACCGAAGAAAAAGCACGGGCAGATATTAATACTTTAATATCTGGCTTCTCTAACTATATGACAAATCATAAAGACACTTTCTAATCATCCAGATTAATAATCAATTTCTGCGCTGCATCCCGCTCTTTTTCGCTAAACTTATCCGCATAGGCAGTATCAACATCATCGCGCTCATGCCCCATAAGTTCACGTATCATATCCACCTCAATATGCAAAAATTTTGCGCGGGTACGAAAACTGTGACGCATCACTTTACTGGTCAGGTTCGCGTCTATGGGACTGAGGGCAATGCCATGTTTTTGCTGCACTTTTATAAGCCATTTATTATGCTGACCACGCCAGGTAATATAAGATTTATGCGGTTTTTTCCAAGGGAAAACATATTCCCCCTCAGATGCCATATACTTTTCCAAAATTTTTCGCGCCGGTTCAAATACGCGTACATCAAATTCTATTTTTAGTTTTCCCAATTTTCCGCGCTGGAACATTACGCGGTTACCGTACAATTGTTTTCTTTTCAGATAATACAGATCAAAGAGATCAACACCCCCCAGGTAAAACTGCAGCAGGGTAAGATCTACCACCATGGTACGCCTGGGCGATAACCCCGTGAGCGCTTGCAATTGCTTTATACCTTCTGGGTCAAGATAGCGGTTCTTTTTGCGTCTGCGCCGGGTAGGCAGATCGCGCGTAGCATTCTCAAACGGCGTTTTATCCTTTATCAGCATATCGGGATCCCGTACCGCCTTGTTATATACCGCCCTGAGACAGCCTACATACTCTTTTACGGTTTTATTCGTGCAGCCATCAAGCTTGTACATTTTAAAGCGCTCAATAAAATCTGGCGTGATATCATCAAAGAAAAGCTCGTGACTGAAGTATTTAAACTGCTGCATCACACCCTCATAAAAAAGCGCGTTGCCATCCCTACCAGATGCCCGCATCCTTTTGGTTAAAACATCACAATAGCCATACACACTATTATTAGCGCCACCACCTTCGGTATTCTGCAAAAAGTCAAGCGCCTGATCCAGCCGCTCAATTCTTTTAAACTTTGACGTAACCGCCACCGCCCGCATACTCAATATCATTTCAGAAAGCTGCTCAAATCTAGGATGCGCAGGGCGCGGCAATTGGGTAGCTTCGTTCCAGTGTTCCAGAATAGAATTACCAATAGTTTTCCGTTTGCGCTTGCCATTATAAAGCACAAGTTTTACGGGAAAACCCTTTTTTGATTCCCCATCTGTAGTATATAATTGTATGGTAGCTTCCATTTTATCGTACAAAACACGTACAAAATGTACGTAAAATTAACGTAAATATAGACATTTATCACAAATGCGCAAGTCACGACAAAGCACAAAAAAGCCCGAAAACAGGCGTTTACGGGCTAAAATATGTGGTTTTCTTACTGTGAACCATATTGGATTCGAACCAGTATTTTTAAAAACACAAACTATTAGTTATCAATAACTTAAACACATTAAACTAATTTATCGTACAAATATCGTACAAATAAACCTATTTTTTACTGTTTTTCAGCGTCTCACTATAAAATTCTTCACGAATCTTCCCGGGCTTCCACTTAGCAATATATTCAAACGATTTCAGATCCTCATTGTTCAGCGTAAACTCAAAGCCGCCCCAGATCGCTAGGGATTCGCGCTGCGTTGATTCCGCATCCAGCCCTATGATTTGTACGTTGTACGTGCCCAATTGATCAGGCGTGTTATCTTCAAGGTCTATCCAGTTATCCATGTAAATTCAGATTTGAATAATAAATTTACATCAATAAAATGAATTACCGCCTTATCCTAAACACAGAAACATCATACCCCACAATCCCATAATCCTGCCCATTAATGCGGGAATAGCCAAAACGTAGTATATTTCCTCGTTTATTCTGAAATCCCAGATTTCCACCAAAATTGACCAAATCAAGCGGATAACTGGCGCGCACTTCTCCACCTATAAGCATTCTGAATACGGTGGTTTTTTGGGTAAAAGTCCGCGGCTTGATCGTGTATGACGGTTTAAATTCTTTGATTTCACCCTGCACAGATCCTTCCAAGGTAATGGCTACGTTTTCATCTTCAAAGGTGTTCTTGAATTGCCGGATCTGGATCGCATTCAGATAAAGTTTGTATTTTTCCAGACTATCCTTTGCCGCTTTGTAATTCTCTGCCAACTCCTTATTTACAGGGTTTTTGGTGTAGACAATAGAATCCTTCCACTTTGTTTCCGTCACTGCTTCAGGCGTGATATAAATAGGCTCCTGGGTGGGCAGTACGTTTGTGATTTCGGGAATGGTCCCCGTTTCGCTTTCGCAGTTCCTGAACTGAAATATCAGCAGAATTAAAACTCCGATAACCGCACCCATCAGTATTTTTTGACTTGTTTTCATATATAAAAACCATTAGGCAGGCGATCATTGATTTTCTGCTTGATTTCCCAGACCTGAATCATTTTGTCCCTATTGATGTCAAATAAGGGATTCCAGCTTGCAATACGTTCCGCGCTCAATCTTGAGGTGTGCAGCACATAACCGTCTGGCTTACCAATGGCCACAGGAAAGAAAACGGCCAAATAAACATCTACCAATCGGTGCATTTTTGTTCTAAAAGGCATCAATGCGTCTTTCACAAAATCCAGTTGTGCATAGGCGTCCATTTCCCTGAGCGCGTCAGGAGTGGTTTTCACATCACTGGCCCTGGCTTTTCCAAATTGTATCAATCCCGTATATCCCAGCGCATTTGTAATGGAAGGATCGAAGGTCCCGGCAGTTTCCAATTCCATTACCACCATTAACCAGTTTGGGTTAATCTGCAGCTGGCAGGAAATCATGATCACTTTCTCAATAAAATCGTCAATTTCTGTCTTGAGAATATTTTTGTTGAGTTTTTCCGTAAATATCAATTCCCGTCGCTTCATTGTGTTTTGGCTTTAACTAATATGCTCTGTTGTTTTTCGCTTAGTTTCATAATTCTTTATTTATACGCATTTTCAATATTCTGATCTCAGATCTCAAGCTGTCAATCTCCTTGCCCCTATATCCTACAACCTTTTCAAGGCTATCGGTTTTTTTTTCTGTCTTATAATAACTTTTGATCAATGATTTCCTGTTTTCCACGCTCATGCTTTTGGGCATTTCACTCAGGATCTGCGCATTCTCATAACTAATAAAAAGCCCAGCCGCAGCAGCCGGCAATACTAGAACCATGAAGGCAATGAAAATCCAGTTAGAAATACGGTTAAGAGTTACCTTTTTCATTATCTGTAAGTTCATGAATGTTTAAATTTTTATTGAAATTTGAAATCCTATTGATCCATGCAACGGGCGGGAATTTCCCTTTTGTAATTATTGACGAGTTGATAAACGCACTACTGGCAGGATATAGAAAAACCATTATACGGGTGATCACACTCAGCCATTCTGTGATTAGATTCTCTGAAGTGTAGATAAAATTGAATCCCTCAAAAAGTACTCCCACACAAAACACAAGCCCGAGCTTCACGAATATCCCGACAATGTTCTTTTTAAAACTAAAATCGCGCTTTATAAAAAAATGCACGACCGTACCCAATAAGTGGTCTATAATGATGGCAACCAGCACGAAGAATATATAACTGCCATTGCTGGTTATCCATTCGCGCACCAGGTCGAATATTCCAAGGGGCGCAATCAACGCCGTTGCCGGAAACATTGAAAGTATCAGCGTACTCTTGAGTTTAACCAATGCGGTGCCGTAGTGGATCTTTAGGAATGTGAGCGCTAAGAATTTCAATATGTTCATTTTTTGTCCTTATTCATCCGAGTATGGATATCAAAAGCAGCGCAAGGGCGGTGTACAATAGAATTGCACCGGTGCCCTTTGCGATTACTTTTAGGTTTTCACGATTCATGCCTCCTTGAGTTCTACTTGATGCGTCTGGGGCGTTAAGAAATTAAGGATTTTCCGTACCCAGTTATATCCATAAAATCCGTTGGCCTGGGGAATTGCGATCAATAGGACAAATACCAGATTATACCATTTTATGTTCTCAAAAATGCCAATCTTGAGTCCCCAGCCAATACCTCCAAGTATTGCCCCGACACCATAGGAAAGTGCGATGGTCCAGGTACGGTTTGGCATAAGCTGGATTTTTAGGATTTCGGTTATCCATATAACGGCGGCCGCCAAACCTGCGACGGTTCCGAAGGTTGTACCAAGATCAACGAGGTTTCCAACGAGGCCGATAAAATCTATCCCGGCCTGAGCCTGTGCGGTGACAAATACAAATAGGAATAAAAATGCTAATAATAATTTTGAATTGAATTTCATGATAAGTAGGTATTAAGATTAATTGTTAATTGTTAATTTTTAGTTCCCCCTTCGGGGGTTAGGGGGATTTGGGGGCTAGGGGGACAATTCCCTTCCCTTACAAGTTCCTCCGGCTGCACCTTAATATCCACGCAGCCCCAGGCATTAGGGATTGTGTTTTCCTTGATCGTGATAAGCCCATTGCCCTCGCGCAGCTGTATGCCGTAACTAGTGCTCAGTACTTCATTTTCAATGAGCGATAGCCCGTCTGTCATCCTGACCGTGATTGCGCCCAATACCGTATTTTGAAGGAATTCCGCATTGTTCACGCGGTCAAAGGTTACGGCCTGAGTGTTGTCAAAAGTGTTATTGTCAACCGTTATTTTGCCATTTTGCCCATTCCTGTTGATCGTGGTGAACTGTGCCGCCGATCTGCCTCCACGGAAATAATTTGCATATATGCGAACATTTTCCGCATAGGTGGAATGCGCAAATAGCGCGATACTGGTAGGCCGTTCGCTTGCGGTATGATTGTCGTACACTTCTGCGTTAATCGCATTCTTGATAACGATGCCAGAAATGAAGTCCGAAATCTTATTGTCGTGAACCTTGCTTCCCTCACCACCCACACGGATGCCTTGACTGTAACCCTGAATCACATTCCCTATCGCAGAATTGTTATGGGAAAATTCAGAAGTTGACCCCAGACCAATTCCCAGTCTGTTATTGTTTGGATCGGTATTGATCAGCGTGTTATTTCGGGCAGTGGTATTGGTCACGTGATCAATTACAATCCCGCTTTCAAGCGTGTTATTTTCGATAAGAATATTATCACCGGCCTTGAAGATAAAACCACCGCGCTTGCTGCCAACTTCCGTACAGTTGCGGATGATCACATTGCTCACTTTCTCATATTCATGTACTTTGCCCGTTACTTCATCCCGCTCGCGGTAGGGCTCTACATCTATAGCAAACTGTGGGTTTGTACCATTGGAACCGGGAAGGTCTTTTCCCGTGCCGCCAAAATGACAACCGTCTATGGTCGTTCCCTGTGTATCGACAATGCTGATCCCTTGCCTACGATTTTCTATAAATCGGCTGTTTTTGATCAAAATCCCCTTTGTGGGCACATAATTAGACTTCCACGTAAATTCATTGGCGTGAATAACAAGGCCGTCACCATTGCCATGCTTGGCTTCCACATTATCTATCGTAATGTTTTGACCGCTCATTATGTCCAGAAGATGCCCCCATTCATCAGAACCTTTTCCGCTCCATTTATGCTCTAGGCGGTCACCTATGAGATGCCCACCGCTTACGTAATTTTTTTTATTTTCATCAAATACAAGAAGTGAATATTTCGCGCTATTGTTCGGTTGAACCCGCAAGTAGGTTTCATCGCTCATCACCAGGTTGAAATCACTGGGAATGTTAATCCCTTCCACAGACGGGTAGAAGTTTTTGTTTGTCTCGCTTGTAACCGTGGAAACATCAAAGTAGACATCAACCTTCCCAATTTTAAAGGTGTCGATCCCGACTGATTTTGCATCCACAAATGCCTGCTTCAAACCGAATCGGTTCTGCAATGCCTGGGCATCGGTCACGCGCCCTTCTACGATCTTGTAGTAATTGAGCGCCAAAATGTAGTTATTATCTTCCGGCTTCTTTACCGGGTCTGGTACTTCCACGACTGGAGGCGGTGCAATCGTGTCCTCCACTGGTGGCGGTGGCGGTGGGATTATTGGGTCAATTACCGGCACGCTGTCAATAGGTTTGGGTGGTGGCGGGATCACCGTATCGATGTCCTCCCCCTTGGGGGGCTGGGGGGAATTGTTGTTTCCGCAGCTTAATAGTAGTAATACTGTAAATAATGTAATTAGATTTTTCATCCTAGATATGTTTTTTTCATGAAATCAATTATTCCTTGGGCACGCAAGATGTGACCTGCTCCATTTGGATGTAGGCCGTCACCGCTAAAATCAGATAGGTTGGTCATGTTTACCGGCCACAGATCAACTAGGTTAACAACATATATCCCGTACAGCGCACCTACTTTCTCAATGGCATCAACATAATCATAAAGACTCAACCCAATATCATTAACCATCCCACTGGGCTGGCTTCCAGTACCTGAGTAAGCGCGTATGGTGGGGCTGAGGAAATATATTTCATTGAACCTATGTATGTCTTTCAATGTTTCTGCGATATGCCTAACACCCCCGTAAAACGTGGTCGTATCGGTGCTGTCTATGTCTCCAAGAGGGACGTTTTTACCAAAATCGTTCGTGCCGCCACCCACGGTGATAAGGGCAGGTTCCCTATTTGGGATACTGCCTACAATGTTGGGTATCTGATCTATTATTGAGTTCGCACCCGATGACATTGTAGCACCGCTAACTGCAATATTTGTGTGTTCTGCAATCTGGAAATCTGTAACAAGCTTGTTCTGGGTCTGCCCATTTGCATCTACCGAATCGCCAAGGGAAGAGTATTTCTTGCCATTGAAAATCGATACCGCAGAATTTGGATAATTAACCTCAAGGCGTTTGATCCGCTCTCGGAAATCATCTATAACACCCAGCTCCACAATCTTTTCAACATTCCCCGCAAAGAGTGGGTATGTAGTTATTCTCTCCGCACGTACGGCAATCCCGAACTGTGGATTGTTAAATTCGGGTTCCGCTCTGTTTGTATAGTCAAAGGTGAATCTAAGTTCATTATTTACCTTAATGTATATTATCTTTTCAACCCTATATGTTTCGATTTTCGCGCTAAAGGGAATGATCACGTTGGGAAGATCTATGATCTTTACTTGCACATCATTATCGGTAAACCTAAAAAGTGCGCCGCTGTTTGCGGTATTGTCCAACGTAATGGCAAGAAATGAAGTCTTATCTCCGGCTATCATGAGATATGTTCCGGATATTTTAAGGTTGAACCTTATCCCTGTAGACCCATTGACTATCATAACGGGATTTATACGGTCATTCAATACTGATATAGTGACATCCCCAGTTGGCGATAGCGTCTCTATCTGAATATCTTCATACTCAATGTCATCTATTGTGATGGTCGAGTAAACGCTTCCCGTTTTCATTACAAAATCGGATATGGGCTTTCTGGTTGCATTATCGAGCAGCACTTGATTACCATCAAATCCGAATATTTCAGACATTTTACCTCCCAGAACATCAAATGTCACCTCGCTTGCATTGGCATATAGTTTGCCATCCACGAGGCTCATCGTTGGATTGTTCCCAGATGCATCCATATCAAAAGAAATGTTTCCATTTTGGAATAGGCGCATAATGACATTAGTAGCCTTAAACATCCAAGAATCATCCGATGGCAAATTATATGCAAGCCATTTTCTCACTCCTGCAACATATAGCTGTATACGCGGAATGGCGGCATCAATATTAAACTGATCCTTTAAAGTGATGCCGCCTTCAATTGTTCCCCCTGTTTTTGGGAAAAGCTTGGCAATTTCAGCTAGAACAAAACTTTGCAATGCCTTACCTGACAAGGCATCTGCAAGCCCCGCTATATTAGGAATGCTAAGGTTTGCAAGGTCGCTCCTGTTTGCCTTGATGTAACTTACCACCTCTTGAAGTTCGTCAAGGGTAGTGTCGTCACTTGCCAGTATCGTAAGAATATCATTAACAGACTGCACGGTAGCAAGCTGCGATAGGTCAATTTCTGCAAGTTTATCCTTTTCGCCTTGCGTGAATATTTTGGTATAGGCTTGAAACAACAACTGCGCTTCAGCAGATTCCAATTTTCTGCCTAAAATACTGTTTACAGCATCTAGCGCTTCCTGCGAAGCCTTACCCGCAAGAAAGTTTTTTATTACTGTGCCAGCACGGCCAGAAAGCACCTTCGTGTTATCGTCGCTTTCCAGATCATCGGCAAAGTCAATGTCCGCGCCGCCAAAGTCGGCAGGATCTACAATAGTACCATCAGCGCCAACTAAAAAGCCCAAGGGCGCATCGGTCACCTTAAAGCTTCTTGCCGTGATTTCCTTATCTGTACTCGCCCCTTCATTGGTGACATCTTGCAGGGTTTTGGGATCTAGCTGCGGCGGGCCTTGCGCGGTGCTGCTGCCACTACTTACGGTTATTTGATCAAAATCAATATGGGTATCTGGGTTGATGCCAAAATACAGACCGTCCCATTCTTTCCCTGCCAGCTCATTTTCCACATTTACCGTGACATGCTGCCATACGCCGACCATCGTGGGATCAAAACCAACGGTGCCAAAACCTACACTGCGCGAGAATACTTTTGCCGCCCCCATGTTGCTGGGGCCTTGCCGAAAACCAACCGTAAAACCAGTGGTTTCCGTGAAGATTCTGATCTTTACATAAAAGTCAAGCATATTAATGCTGCGACTGGCAGAGAAAGGAGCATCCCTACGGAAATACAGTTGCCGGGGCGCGCCACGGGCAAAAAGACGTATGTGCCTATATCCTGCATAAGGTTCTTCGGTGGCGGTGAAATATATTTCATCACCATCGCCTATGGGATCCCATTCACCATCGGGATTATTGCCCAGCGGCCCTTCCGCAAATACTATTTCGGTTTCAATATTAATTGGGCGCTCTTCGGTGCTGTTCACTTGCACTTCGCCTATATACCGCTGACTTCCGGAGAGATTGGGTTTAACGGGCTCAACTGCAGGATCGCCCTGAGCAACACCTATATTCCCATCAGTATCTGCGTAAAAAACATACCACCGCTTGTCTACTGGTGACATCTCAAGATCAAAGACACGCGATGTGGGCGTGGCATTGTAATCAATGCCATTCACACGGTAGGACCGCGCATATACACGGAACTGTAAACCGCCCACATATTGAAAACCGATGTCTTCACGTACGAGAAACGGCACATTCTCATAAATCTCTTTAAGCATTTCACGCGCCTTGACAAAGCCGTCATATACGCGCTCCGCTCCCTCGTCTCCTGGTCCTGTTCCTGTATTTATGTGTTTATATGGCATATAGATCGCTTATTTTTTTATCACTGCTTATTTTCTGCACGTCGCTCGTACGGAATACCGTTTGGCTCTGTTGGCGGTATTTCTTAATGCCAAAGCCTATTACATACGTGGTATTATCAGGATATTCATTCATAGTCCTGAAGGTTATTTATGGTGTCCTGCACCATGGTTATCTCACAGTCACCGGTATTCAACCGGTTATTGAGCCGCAAGGGGAAGAAACTTTTCCCTCCGTCAAAATTAAATCCCACAATATCAAGCGGCCGGTACAGATTGAAACCCACGCCTTCAAGCTGGTACAATGGCTGGCTGTTTACATCCAGATAGGTTTCCGCAAGGGCCCGCTGCATGCTCCGGTCATTACCGGAATCATTGGCTTGTTTGAACCATTTGTTCAGGTACTGTAGATTTTCGGTCTGCTCGTTGGGATCGTAGCTCAGGCGGTAATAATAAAACCCGCCACCCAACAGCGAAGGCGGTAAAAATGGAGTATCGTCTGTAGTATAGAAGTAATACGATGGCTTCGTTGAAAATGGAAATATTTTGCAATCAAAAACGATCGCGTCTGGACTTAGTTTTTTAGGATCTTCAAGATTGTTCCGTAACCGGAAATAAAGACTATCCTTATGGGTAAGCATGAGATCAACTACATAACGGCTTATTATATATATTTCACGCCCATCTACATACTCCGTGCGATAACTGATTTTTACCTCTGTAGGTTCTGGTGGGCGCGAAGTGATAAAGAACGTGCTGTCCACCTGGTGATCTGCATTGGAAACCACCGTCAGTTCTTCGTTTATTTTCTTTGTATATTTTATGGGACGGGTGATCGTTTCCCCCAGCTTTCGCTCTTTACGGTATTTTATACTGGCTTCTTTGATTTGCGCATAGCGGAATACACCCTTTGTCCAAGTCTGCTGAATCCCATACAAGCGCATGGTGATTCTGGTATTTACGGGAAGCACAAAATTTTTGAGATCAATGATGTAATCTATAAAGGTATTGCTACTGGGTGATGAGCTGGCTTCAATTTTAAAAGTGACTTTTGGCCGCCCTAGCACTTCTCTAAAAGAACTTATAATGGGGAAAAGGCCCGACATGATCTCAAACTTGAAAGCCTGAATGAATTCATCCCCATAGTAATCAAACTTATCCGGGCTGTGGGTTTGCCCAAAAAGCATACGCACCACTATTTTAACATCTGCCCCAGATGCAAAATCAGAAATATAAACGAAACTGGGCAACTCTATATATTTGCCGAAAGCTTCATTATAGGTGTTTGGCCTTTCATTCTTAAAGCCTACCCTATTCGGTTTGAATTCGTCAGGAGCATTTGTAGGCCGGGCGGTTCCGCTGGGAATGAATTCGTTTATGTTATTGTCTAAGACTCCAGTAAAATCGTCGGTAAACAATTGCGCTTCCAAGCCATGATCGTCCCATCCCAATGGTTTTTTTGATGGCAGATTTGTAAACCAAGCCACATTTGCCTGATCTACAAATTTCTGATCTATTAGCTCTGTATCATACGCCCCCTTCACATCAATCGTTGCCAATTTTACAGGCGGTTGCATCACGACCTGCGCCGCTTGCTCAAAGCCGATATTACGGATAAGCCGCTGCACTTTGCGCGTGCCCAGATATTCACCGTTCAGACTAAAATCTGCAAAAAGTATTTCACTTTCCGCAGTCCGGTTGATGCCCACGATATACCAGCGCATATCCTGCTGCACTACAAAACATCCCATCACTTTAAGCAATGTTTCTAAAATATCATAGGCCGACGGCTTATCTTCATCTTGAAATATTACGGTATTTAGCTGAACCAAATTCCAATATTGCCGTGACAATCTATTTTCTATGGCCGAAGCAATTGAAAATTCCAAGTTCAGACCGGTAAGTTCCAGACATGCACCTATCAACTGGGAAACACTTTTTACACCACGGTAAAATTCGGCTGGCAGAAAAAGACCTGATAAAGACTGTAGGCCATCTGTAGCCACAAATTCCACAAAGAAACCGCCGGCGCTGTATGGCTCACTATATTGATCTGGCAGTAAGAAGCCTGACCAGTATTTGGTATTGTTTTCGCCCCAAAGCTCCACTAAATACCGCCGTTCATCACCGGTAAAGAGTTCTTTAAAATGGGCATCCGCACCACTTTCCACATCCATATTGAACTTAAGACTGCTCTTATAAAACTGAAACACCCGCTCGTCACCCGCATCATAACTAAGTGCTGGAGCATTGCGCTGGGCATGCTCAAACGAAATCCCTGGGGCACCTGTCTCGTAGGTGTCCCTGATCACTATAAATAGGCATTCTTCGTTTTCCATTAGAAACGTGAGTTTTTATTTTTCTCGCGGGTATAACTTATAAGGAGATCACTCCCTTTAATTCTGGTAGTGGCTATGAATGCCTGCGACCCGCCACTGGGCTGCATCATACCGTATAGTTTCTCCTGCTGATCTGTATTGAGTATCATTTCCTGGCTGTTTACACGGGCAAGGATCTTGTCACCGTAATAAGAGGAACCTCCTACGACGCCACCCGCTTCAAATTTTGGTATTGCGGCAAAAGCAGATAGGACACCACCCACGGCTGTAGCGATAAAAGCAGGTTGCGCAAAAACAGCGCCTGGTCCAGTAGCTAAAGCTGAAGAAGTAGCACTGGAAATAGCTTGAGAGATAGAACTCGCAAGCATCATTGAAATCAACTTTGTTATAGTTCCCGCCAATCCTTTTACAAAACCCTGAAATCCTTGATCAGCTAATCCTAATGAGTCAACAACCCTAGAACTTAACCCGTCAAAAGCATCACCAACAGCGCTTCCTACTTGATAACCCAACTCTTGCAGGTAGTAAAATTTATTACCTATTTCATCAAGTCCTGCTGTGATAAGATCCTTTTGCTCTGGTAATGCTGCCGCAAGTCCATCTAATGGATTGCCGACAGGCTCTATTTCCGTTTTTGCGGTTACGGTTGAGACGGTTTTCTCATTGCGGGTAAAGGAAACATCGGGCACTTTGATATTATCAAAGCTTTCAGACACCTTTTTGTTACTTGTAATAAGGCTGTCATTATCTCCCAAAAAACTGGTTAATTTATCCTGAAGCTTCCGCAGTTCGCTGCCTTCTTTACCCATATTTTCCGCAACACTGGCAGAACTTCTGGCGGTAAACGCATACGCATTACCAGCCGAAAGGACCGCATTGCCCAGATTCTGCCAGATAGAAGGTTTTGCAGCGTCATTTTGCCCCAGTTGCAGATCAAGTAATTGCTTTTGCACTTCCACAAGCTTATCCTGCGCAGCCATTACACGCGCTTTCTGAAGCAGTGAAGTCACATAATCGTCAGTAGCGGTTTTAGCCTTATCTGTGTTTATGGTTTCCAGAGTAAGACCACCCAGATAATCCGGACTTAGCGTATTGAGTTCTTTTATGGCAGCAATACGATCTTCTTTACTTGCCGTATCATCACGGGCAACCGTGAGCAGTTTTTCTAATTGCGCCTTTTCTTCAGCAATACTACCCGTAGCACTTGCAGTAATGGAACTGAATTCCTTTTGCGCATCTGTAAGTTCCGTGAAGCGGCTATTTGCGATTAAGGCGGTTGCAGCCACAGCGGCGAGAACAGCGGCAAATGCACCTATGGGATTTGCAGCGATCACCACACTCAATGTTTTAACGAGCGGGATAAGCGTTCCAATATTCCGTACGAGCGTACCGGTAATTATAAGTAATGGACCCAGCGCAGCGGCAAATGCGGCAACCACCACAATGGTTTTTTTAGTTCCACTGGAAAAACCATCTACAGTCTGCGCGACTTCTTTGATTCTTTTTGCAAAGGGCAGAAGCGCTTCACTGATAATTTTACCAAAACCCTCAAGCACATCACCCAGTGTATTGCTCAATTGTTTAAAGCCACCAGCTCCAGCTTCGGCCGCAGCTTTTGCACTGCCACCGTATTGTTTTTCCAGTTCATCAAGGATGATGTTCTGGGCATCTGCCAGCTTATTGGTTTTTACCAACGAATTGATCATTTGCTTTTGATCAACTGAAAACTGGATCCCACTACGGGAAAGTGCAGATAGATTTGCGACAGGATCATTTAAAGCTTTACCCAACTGGATAGAAGCACTTTTAAGGTCACCATCCAGACGGGTGGCAAGATCTAGCGCTGCCTGTTGGGTGCGGTCAAATTCTTTATTGGCAATATTGGTAAACGTGAGCAGCTGCGCGGTGGCATCCTTTAATATCTCTTCATCACCAAAAAGGGAATTGTTTTGCAGTTCAGAAGCCATATCCTGCAATTGCTTGCTGGTTTTACCCACCTGATTGCCCGTAGTCTTTAAACCCTGCTCTACCTGCGCGATGGCTTTGGCCTGCTTATCAAAGTTGGCCACCGCCACCGCACCCAGACCAAGCAGGGGCGCGGTAATAGTTAGGCTCATTTTCTTACCAACAGCCTGCATCTTTTTACCAGCACGCTCCATTGTGCGCGTGGCATTCTGAATGCCTGAACTAAAGCTACTTAGATCAGAAATAAAGCTAATTTTTACAGTTGAAAAGGCTCCGCTTCGGCTATTATTTTAGTTTATCAATTATTGATCTACGTTTGCAAATATTTGCAACGATATTCCATGCAATACCTGTATCAAGAGAGATATGATGTATTATTTCACCATTCTCAAAACGCTGGCGCAATCTTCTGCGCATAGCTATCGGGTATTTATAATATTTTGATCTCTTATCATTTGCTCGTTTTTTAACTTCATCAGACATATCTTTATAGTTGTCCAAATGAGTTCCTAAAGCGATATTGTCTTTTGAATTATCCTGACAATTACCGTTTAAATGCCTTACGCAATCAGAAGTATAAACTTCATTCCCAAACTTTTGAAAAGCCTGTAATCTATGCACAAATACCTGTGACATATTGTGCTCTTTAAACGGTATGGAAAATAATTTATATCCAAACTTATTATTGAATATTTTTTCCTCCACATCAAAGCCATTATAAAGAAGCGCTCCACAGTCATCAACTCCATAACCTAAGTGATATGCTCTTTCTGCTTTTTGCATATTTAACAAAGCTTCATTTATGATCTCCGATCCCTTCCCCAATTCAATGTTATCAATAGAACAATCTTGGGAATTAAGATTTAAATGGCGGATCAGCCTAAAATTATACAGCTTTGTTCCAAACTTCTGAAAAGCCTGTAACCTAGCTATATATATGGTTTGGGTCTTCCCATATCTTCTAATAGAAAAATAAGTCTTACCACTTTTATTTTGCGAAGAATATTCACGGCCATTTAAATTATAGAGCGCTCCTGCTAGCGATACCCTAAAACCTTGATTATAGGCCTTTTCCTCTGGTTTCATGTTTTCATAAGTTTCTTTTTTCATGATACTACGCGTTTAAAAGGTTTGATTTAAAGGACGTATAATCTAGATATGGAAAGTGCTGATAAAGGGCATAATAATCCATAGAAACTTTCATAAAAGCTTCTTCACAACTTTTAGAAAAAGGTAATTTTTTAAAATAGCAAGCGACAAACCCACCAGGCTCGGCTAGTTTCGCTACATAGATTTCTCTCGGGGTGTAATAATCGGCTGTAAAAGCTGTTTTTGAGGCATTTCTGCCAATTTGTTCGTTGTTTCGCATAACGTAAAAATTTGAGTTAAGAGCATGAAGAGATGGGTCGCTGCGAAACAACGAACAATTATGGTAATTGTAGGAAGATGCGATACTTTCACTCGCTCGCCCATCTCTAGGCTCATATGTTTTTTTTGAAGTACCATAATTAAAATTGTTTCGCATAGCGAAGATACACAAAAAAACAAAAGATGCAAGTATTAATTTCATAACTTCTTGTTTTGTAGCGGTGGCGGGTATCGAACCCACTACCTCTGGCAAAGCACGCCAGCGAGCTGCCATTGCTCCACACCGCGATTTATTCTTCTTTTAGTTCATCCACTTTATCCCAGAAATCACTCGATTTTATGGGTATAATGGCTATTATTTCTTTTTTATCCCACGGTAAAGAGAGCGTTTCAAGCAGTTTAGCACCTTTTTTAAGATGCGGCTTGATGCTTATAAATGCATTGTACCTGGTAATTTCCCAGCGCTCCCTGCTTTCGGCTTCCTGTTTGCGGGAATAGCCCACTACCTTATTTTCAAACTGGCGCGGCGTCATTGAATAAAACTGCGATGGCGATAAATCAAGTTCACCAATAGCAAGTTCCTCAAGCTGGTCCCAGGTTACTTCTTCCTCTTTTTCGGGCTTGCGGGCTTTGCCGGATTGCTTTTTTTTTCTTGAGGAAAGCTGGCGGCAAAGACTTCCATGATCTCAGCCATTTTAGTCGAATCATAGATTACTTCGCCTATGATAAGATCCTGGTCCTCGTCAAAGTCTCCCTGAATACCGCTGAAAATAACATCGCGCAGATCATCTATCTGCTCAAAGGTGGGATCTTCGCCCATGTCTGAAAACTTCGACAAACGCTTAATGAGTTCGCCGAAGGTTTTAATGTTCCAGATTTTGGAAAGCGTACGATGGCTTCCATAGTTGAAAGCTATCGTATACTTTTTACCGTTTATTTCAATCACTGGTTTTCTCATACCGCGATAACTCCTTTAGTAGGCGCACCATTTCCGGTAAGCGAGAAGCTTGCGGTGGGATCTTCATTTACCGCGCTGCTGGCATCCAACTGACTGAAATATGCCTTGCCGCTGTAGAATGTATTGCCGGTGCTGCTAGGGGTAAACTCAACATCAATCTCTGTTTTTGCGAGCATTGCATCAAACAGATCTTCAAAGTTGACATACTCTGTAGGTGCATCCACCGTACTCACCAGCAGGCTTTCACCGCTTGCACTCCAATCAATGATATTTGGTGCGCGTTCTACACCGTCTGTATCTTTGGTTGCCCGCTCCCTGAAATCCAGCGTTAAACTTATAGATGCCGAAGTCTCGTGCGCGAATTTTTTACCGTCAATCGTAAGTCTTAAAATGCCCTCTACTGTCTGTGCCATTGGTTTTATTTTTTAAATGTGAAACTCATTGTTACGTAAGCCGTTTTTAGGTCATTGCTGTAATCGCTGTCTGACCCCTGAAAATAGAAGCTCTTTAAAATGCCTGCTTCCAGTAACTGCTCCTTAATATTCTGGGCGCTCTGTGCGCCGTTTAGGTAATCATCGTCAAAGACGGTCACCGCCAGGTTATAATTGCCCAGACCACCTTTGGCCTCTGGATTGACTTCATCAACTTTATAGGTTATAAATGGTCTATCGGTGCCTTCTTCCGCATACAGCGGAAACACGCCACCCGCAAAACGCGCCTGGGCTTCTGCAGTTGCCGTTATTGCTGTATATGCTGCTTTTATCGCATCAACCATCTCCTAACCTATCTATTGATTTTTGCACATATCGTGCTAATTGTACCCTTGCTTTTTCACGCGCACCCGGCACCGTAATCGTTCGGGCGCGGCCTACAAAGGGATTTGCCCTGGTCTTACCTTTACCGGTTATTTTGCGGCCATATTCAACAAAGTGGGCGTAATACGCCTTCTTTCGATTTGGGGCGACCTTCACACCGGCAAGCGCTGCATCACGGAAACGAATCCTGCTGATGCGCAACGACTTTTTAAGCGCGCCTGTTTTCCCTTCCGGGGCTTCCTGCCTTGCGGCGGCAAGCGCTGGTTTTGCCACACGGCGCATGATCTTCTCGATCTCGCGGCCCTTGACTTTATCCGGTAGGCGCTTTAATTTTGCGCGGAGCTCTTCAAAGCCTTCCACGTCTATATCTATGCGGTTACTCACGACGGGAGCATTTCAACTCAATGAACACATCACGGCCGTGAACACCTACATAATTGACATCCCACTTTACACCATCGTCAACCACGATCAAGTTTGCACTGTCCTGGTAAACTGCCTTGCGGTAGCGTATAAAGTAGCGGCGTACCTGCAGAGCGATCACGGTACCATCGTCAAGGCTCTCACCGCCGCTGGTATCTTCACGCTTTGCCCACACCGGGGCTATTTCATTGAACGTATCAGACCGTTCCCCTATCGTATTCCTGCCACCGGCAACACGTTGTAAGATCACGCGGCGGTTGAGATCGCCAATAGATGGAAGGTCATTTGCCATTGTTACCCGTATTTTCTAAAAGGGCGCAGCAATGACTGGCTGGCCTTATTGGTTATTGCCTTGCGGTCTTCACGATAGGTGTACATGTCTGAAATTTCCAGCAGCATCGCACGGCGTATATTGTCAGGAAGCGTATTTGCATCCCATCCGGAAACAACGGTCGCGGTGATCACGGCCTCTGCATCGCGCGCCACTTCAAATTCCTGAAGGAACAACAACCTGCTTTCCTTATCGTAGGTGATCAGCTTGTGATTACCCAGATCGTACACTTTATCTTCACCATCCACATCCACATAATCAATCGCGGTCACAGCGGTTACTGGATGCACAGGAAGTATAATTTTTCGAGCACCTTCATCTGCATATACCTTTACATCGCTTTTTGCGACCGGATAGCCCAAATACTGGGAAGCCGAATCAAGCGCTGCACCTATGTACAGTTCAATGAGATCATTATCAAAAGCTTGATCTTCCTCTATGCGCAATTGGGCTTTCGCCTGTGGCAGTGTGATAAGATCTAGCGGTGATACGAGTTGCGATATGACGGTGTAGTTCAGCATTATTCCTGTACTTCTAAGGCGTAACCAGCTTTTATAAGCTCATCGGCCTGTTTAGCTTCCATTTTTGGAACAACTTCCCCCACGGAATAAGAAAGAAAGAACCTGCCAGATGGCGACTTCTCAATCAATACTTTCTTATACTTAGAATCTTTTGCTTTTTTTGGAGCTTTTACTTTTTTTACCTTTTTCTCAGGAAATTGATTGCCGATGATACGCTTTGAAAGTGTATCATCACCAATATTATCGGCAAACTCAATTTTTAAATCAGTTGCCATAGCCTTCAAATCTTCGGAATTAAGAGCAGCTAGCTCTTGTACCAGCTGCTCTTTTGTTTTTATATCACTCATGGATTTGGATTAAAGGGTTATTTTCTTATTGATGGCAAAACCCTGTGGATTTGCTGCCATAATATCGCGGTGCAGATTCACGATCATACGCACCTCATTACTACCGGCTTTAGTATATGGATCGACAACGAGGTTCATACCACCCCAGAAGCCAGCATATACGTTAGCCATATCACCATAAACAACAGGATAGTTATCCGCAGTGCCAGTAAGAACTGGGAGCAAAGATGTGCGGACGGTGCGAGTACCGTACAGCTCATTTCTCATATTCATAAGGAAAACACCACTTCCAGCATCCAATGGAATGCTCTTAGCGATAGCACCCAATTTTTTATGAATCAAGAAAATAGGATTCCCATTAGGGATATTTTCATCATCCACAGCGCCTTCCAACTCATTGATTTTAGCAAGGGTCAACTTACCTTCTGCACCGGCATAAACAAAAGCAACTTCGGGATCATTAAGAAGCCCCAAAGTATTAGGAGCGACACCATCACCATTCAACATATCAAGCATTAATCGCTTGTTTAACGCCGTGGTTATTCGGTTACGAATATCGGTTTCAACATTCCATTCAGATTGAATAAGAAGTTGATTTGAGATAGCGGTTTCCATCGCGGTACGCTTGGGCTTCATTATCCTTTTATCCCATTCCTGCTTTTGAGGAGTTGTGTTTGCGGTTTCTGCAAGATTCTCGAAAGTAAACTCACTACCTCTAACAAGTGGATAATCACCTATAAGGCCCCGTTTTACGGTTACACCTAGATCTTCTATAGAAAGACGATCTACAAAGGTGGGCAGCATTTCACCTACTTCTTCACGAACCAGATTCCCGCCAAAAGCCCCACCATCCTGAGTCACGGTATGACTATCTGCGCGGAACATCATTTCATTAGGAATATTTATGCCCCTTCTGGGAACTTCCAAGCCTTGACTTCTCAACTCCTCCTTAGCCATTGCATTCACTTCGGCTTCCACACCATCCAAGGCACGCTGATCCAGTTGCGCTTCAAGGGCGCGCTTCATGGAAAATTTAGCCATAATCTTGGCCTTTTCTCTTTTTTCGGAATCTTCGCCAGACGGTTTATCCTTTTTTCTTTTTTCTTCAGAAAGATCTACAGGAATGGCATCCCGTTCTGCTTTCTCAAGCTGCAAAGCTTCGGCATTTTCTGCACGGGTAACCGTTGCATTCATTGCTTCGATTTCCGCATGGCGCTTATCGAAAGCTGTTGCTTCTTCTGGTGAAAAGTCACGGCTTTCGCTCTCGGCTTTTTCGGTTAATGTGATCTGAGCATCCTTTAATGACTGACGCTCTTGTTTCAATTGATCAGATTTTTTCATCTTTTTGTTTTTAGTATTGATACATTTTACATTGAGCTTGTCTTACTGTCATACTTCCGGATTGCTCAGATCCCGATGTATTTTCTTTTGTGTCTTTTTCGCTTTCGCGGGCTTCAAAATTTCTTTTTGCCACATTGGTATCGGCATATGCCGGATAAGTGACTGGCGAAACATCGTATAGACGTTCTATTTTCTTGATTTGGCGCAATTCATTTTCCCCTTCTTTTTCGATCCAAACCACTTCACTTGCGCGAAATGCAAAAGAGGACTGGGTGACGTCACCGCTTTCAATCGCGTCCTGAAGATCAATGGCAAACGTGCGGTTTGGCGTTGTGTAGCTATATTTTAATCCAGTTTCATCTATAGTAAGGCTCAACGTGCCCTTACCTTCATTACTACGGGCGAGAACGAAATTTGGGCTGTGATTAAAAAGGCAGCGCACATCATCATTTAAGATATCATCAAATGCACCTGGTAATATTTCTTCATCAAACCAGCCTAGATCTGTACGGCTGTTAAATTTTGCCGCATACCCTTCTATTACAAAAAGCGTGGTCTTTTTATCTCCTTCAGCACGTTTCTCTACAGAGACTGGCGCGTCAAAAAATCTGCGCTCCGCCTGTTCATCCATTACTTTTGCATAATCTTTAGACTGGCTCATTGCTTTGTTTTTTCATTTGTTCTTCAGTCATCATATTGACCATTTGCAATAGTTCGTTACCATCTTTCCGTGGGTTGAGTTCCTCTAATTTTCTAACTTCATTAGGCGTCATGAGCTTAAAGGAAACCATGGTTTTATAATATTCCGCACGCGATTTCTGATCGCCCCTGAGCATACTGCGCAGATCGAATTTTATATAGTGATCCATCTTCTCCTTATCGGAAAACAGTTTGCGGCGGCATTCCTGCTCAATGTTTACCGTACGCGGCATCACACTGTCCTGCTGATGCTCTATGGTCATCTGCTGCAGGTTGCTGTAATTGGAATTATCGAGGTGCTTTAATTTATGCGGGGCCACGTTTAGAAACTGGCAGATATGAATGATGCCGCGCGTGTCGGTTTCCAGCCATTGCGCTTCGGCCGGTGTAACGGTGATTCTTTTGTACTTGAAACCTTCATCCAGTAGCGCTACTTTATGTGCGCCTTCTGAAGACATTTTAGTTTGAAATGCATTTTCAATTTTCCCCTTATTATCTGCGGTAACATTCATGTCAGTCTCAAGCGTACCGTGCGATAAGCCCTGATTGCTGAACGTGTCACCCACAAAGGTTTGTCCGCTCAAGGTGATTCCCATAGAATTTGCGGCGTAGGTAACAATGCCGGTGCCCGAATATCCATTTGTGGAAAAGAAATAGAGGTGAATCATATCATCGCCATCTATGACGTTGCCTTTATACTTGTAATACATCTTATCGCTGCCCTTGAGCGGCGTGACCTGGTCTGAATCCAAATGCATAAGGGAAACCACGTTGCCGGTAGCTTTATCCCGGACTATCTTTGCGTAACCGTTGCCCTTCACAATGGCGCAGTAGCACAGGTATTTCCAGAAATTGAAGGGATTTTGATAGGGATTAGGTTCTTCGGAAATCAGTTTATGAACGGGGTGGTCTGATAATTTATTGAGGTTGTCACCGTCTTTCTGGAAGACAGCTTTGGGAAGTTTGGCGATATCATCTGTACACAGATTGACGCCATTGTAGAATGCACCCAGCGTGAGCGCGGAATTCTCATTGATTTTTGAACCGCTTTTAGTTACGGAATTACCGAAAAACGGGAAACCACCACCATTTCTGGCGGTGGTTGCTGATCGCAAACTTATCGGTGAAAAGACGTCGTTAAGTATACCCATTTTTTAACCTAATTAAATACTAACCAGGGCAAACATACGGGGCGAAGGGAGGTGATTTATGTATAATGTTTACATTATTGAATTAATTGTGGGTGATTTTAGGGGTTTTTTGATTAGTTTATTATTTGCAGGGACCTACAATAACACAATAAGAATGAAGCCTATTATTACCATTAGCACCACTACGACTAACATAAAGCCACTTCCTGTATCTTGCCCTACAACCATGGGATCGTTAATTAAATCATCCCACGCGATATAATCATCTTCCTTAAGTTTATCTAAATAATTCTTGTCAATCATAATTATGGTTTAGAAATAATTTATATATTTTTAATTATGGCGAATTCGCCATAATATCTACTTAATTAATTAAGCTTGTCAAATTTCTGGCAGAATCAATCGAGGTTTCCACATAAATGCGAGTGGTCTTTTCGTTTTTATGGCCTAGGGCATCCTGTATTTTAGCCAGATCATTACCGGCATCATACAAATGCGTGGCGAAACTTTTTCTAAGGGAATGAAAACGGTATTTTTTACCGATATACTTTTTTACGATCGCGGTGCAGCTGGATGGGGAATATTGCTGCCGCCAGTCCTGACCAGTGAATACGTACTGCTTGGTTTTATATTCCCTGAAATACGCAATCAGCATATCGATTATTCCTTCTGAAATAGGCGTGTACCGGTCTTTTGCACCTTTACCGTCACGCACCAGAATAACGCCCTGGTCCCGGTCAATATCCTTCCACTTCAAACTGATCACTTCTGAAACACGCAGCCCACAGCCATAGCCCAGCGCTATGATTGACCGGTGTTTTAAGTTGGCTATCCGCGGTAGCACTTGAAGGATGTGATTTCTAGGAATAACGGGCTGCTTGTGCGTGACTTTACGCGGCCGTTCAATTTTATCTAAATGAACCTGAGATTTACCAAGAATATATTTTGCAAATAGTTTTAAACTGCCTATAATCTGGTTTTGCTGCGAAGTGCTTTTATAATTTCTGTTTTCCAGATAATCTTCAATTTGCTTTTGCGAAACCTGATGCGGGTCTTTAATATTCTCATTTTTAAAGAACTCCTGAAGATAGTGGGTGTAAACTTCTATGGTTCTTTCCGCATAGCGCTTGTATCTTAATTTTCTCATGTAAACTTCCAGAACTTTCATAAGTGGTTAGTGTGTTAGTAAGGGTTAGTTAATAGGGTGGGGTTATATGGGTGTTGTATGCAATTGCCTAATTACCATTTTTTAAGCTTAGTATCTAAGCCCTTGCCTCTTAATGTTTCCCAATCTTCGTCGGTCACATCTTTCGGCAACTGTTCGCTTTGCCCTACAACACGGTCTATAGATAATTGCTGGTCAGCGTACTTTTGCATGGCATTTTTTATATCCGCAAAGAGGTTTCCGTTAATTTCTCCTGTTTCAGATATATAATTTAAATTTGCTTTATTAGGCTTGATTTCGTTTATAAAATCCTCTTTTGTCTTCATTTTTATTTGGTTAAGTTATTTTTTAATTCTGCAACAATCCATAGACTAATCCGTTGTAGTGCATTAAGTATATACATATCTACAATCAGGCTCGTGGCAAATATCGGCTTCATCTGTAATGGTAACTTCTGTACTTCCACACCAAACACATTTGCTATGTTCTGGGTGTTCCTCGCTATTTACTTTTAAGTGAGAATAGTCGTTACCATCAGAATAACGCACTACAACACTATGTATAGTTAATTGCTCTATTGCGAATTTTAAAGTTGAGTAGGCGGCATTGCTCACATCTTTACTTTTGTGAAGTTCTTCAAGTGCTGTGCTTATTTTTTTTGTATCGTAATTCATTTGTTTTTATTTATTAAATTCAGTTATTAATTTGTTCGCAACCATCCATACCACCAGACCGTTCTAAACAATAAAAACAATATTGGTATACCCCCATTTTACAAGCAGATCATTTGCCCTCTTTTTAGTTGTTTCTCGTATACGACCATAGACCTCATTATTTTCCTCATTTTTAGCCTCATACTTAAATTCTTTAAAATTTAGTCCCATATTTATTGTTTTTACAGTTAAGAACACGGTATAAAATCCAGTCTTACGCGTGTTTGGTTAATTTGTTTTACTCAATTTGTTTTGGTGTGCTTGCCGTCAAATTCCTACGGAATTATGACGACCGTATCTTATACTAATCAGTTAGTATTTATTTTTTAGAAAAAGCCTGGTAAAACCTAAACCCCACCGCTATAGTGATCAGCATTAGCAGCGCTACCCATGCAATTCTAAAATTATTAATGGCTATATAGTCTAGATCAAGAAGCATTGTTTCAGCAAAAAGAATGGCCAGCGTACTTATTATGGTTATGACTTGTTTCAAGGTTTTGATTTTTGTTTGTTAATTTCCTGCAGGGCTAATCGCGTTTTTGCGGTCATGGCGATTATGTGAATTTTCAGGCGTTGGCAAATCGTTATTTCAGTCAACATGCCTTCGCTTATCCGATCGCCATAAAGCCATATTTCGTTGACCATGCCACTTTCAAGAATGGCCCGGTTATTACCCATGCCCCGGTTGCGTTGCTTTGGATCTGTATCATCAAGCACCATGCAATCTGTCATGTAGGGCACAAAAGGAACAATGTCGCGCCGGGCAAGGTTAAGCGCATGCACGATCTCCTTTATTTTTTCAAGGTTTTCAAAAACTGATGGGCTGCCCACTGGATGGGCGATATATACTATTTTCATTTTTTGGATTTATAATTTTTACAGCAAAGGCGAAAACTGTTGTAATCTGAATACCGCCAATCACCAAATATCTCAAAATACTGGTCATTTACATCGTTAAATGCTTCAATCTGGGTACGTGAACTTGGCAATATTTTAAAATAATGCTGAAAAAAACCTTCAGGCGTGCCCAGAAGTCGGGCGAGCGCGTAATTTTCTTCCGCAGATTTTAATTTTTGCTGAATAGCATTCAGTTCATGTGTTGTAATAATGGGCATGATTTCGATTTTAAATGTATATTTCTGCACCTGGGCGGCTGTATTTGCCCCAATTTTTCTTCTGTTCTACACTTATGGAGCCTCCAAGGGCCATAATTGTTGCGATTATACCGTCTATGCGGTAGCCGTGGGCGATACTCTTACCCTTATGCGGCTTGATATTGTCGTTTGCATCGCGCACTACGATTGTGCCGGAAAGCATCCATTTTAATAAAGGATTGTCCTCATGCAAGATTTTACCTTCGGTTACCAGTTTTTCAAACTCTTTACTGGGTGCGCTCATGTTGCTGATGGCCTGCGAGAAGTACGACACTTGAAAACCCTGCTCCATGAGTTCATTAACCATCTGGGCAGCGTTCCACTGGTCAAATTCTATGCGGTTTACCCCATTTATATGGTAGGTTTTGGCAATTCTATTTTTCACCACTTCATAATCTACCACATTGCCTTCCGTAGGTATCAACCAGCCCTCACGCGCCCATAGATCGTACGGCACTTTATCTTCACGGCTGCGGCGCTTGATGGTTTCCTTCGGGCAGAAAGCCCACATTTTTAAGTATCTGTAACCATCTTCATCGGGTTCCGTAAGGTTTACGTATGCGGTAATGTCTGTGGTTGTACTAAGGTCTGCCGCGGCAAAGCTGCCAAGCTTTTTAAATACGCCTTCGGGAATTTCCTTCACGATCCCTTTATCCCAGGTATCACCCAGAATCCAAACTTCTGGCGCATCTACCCACATATTGAGGTGCTTTGTCTGGAAATTAGGCACTTTACTGATCTGATTTGTAGCCTTGGTGTACTCTTTTTCGATGCTTTCTATGCTCAAACCCTGCCCCAAAAGTGGATTTGCCTTAAACCAGTTGGCTTTATCCTGCCAGTCATCTTTTGGATCGAGGTCGTGAATCATAATCCACAGATGATCATCGTGCTTTTTACCGTCCAGAATCTCTATGCAGGTATCTTCGTAGTGCTTGCAAACGCCCATCGTGTATACGCCTGCGGTGGTAATATGGTACGTGATAGGTTGCAGGCGCTGCACGGAAGATGATTCCAGATTTTCCTTGACGCTGTCGTCTTTATGCGCGTGGTATTCATCTATGATGCTCAGGTGACTGTTTATACCATCCTGGGTTTTACTGTCACCGCCCAGCGGCCGCATTTTTGATCCTAAAGGTGTGAAACGGATTTCTTTTTGCAGTTTCCGAAAGCCCAAACCTGCAAGAAACGGACTTGCATGCGCGGCATGCTCGATGAAATCTGCGGCCTGATCCCAGCATAATTTTGCCTGATCTTCTTTGGTCGCGCCCACATAGACTTCCGCGCTGCTCTCGTGGTCTAGCGTCATTACACCCAGCGCCATACCCGCCATTTCTGCGGTTTTGCCGTTCTTTTTTGCCCGTTTATCATACACGGTATTGATGCGTCGCTTTCCTTCAGCGTCTTTCCATCCGAAAAGGTTGTACATCGTGAACTGCTGAAAGGGTGCAAGAACAAATGGTTTACCCGCCACTCTGCCCTTTGTATGCTTGAGCGCGGTGGGAAAGAAGTTTATGATCTGCATCCCGGCATTATGGTCCAGATGGTAACCGTCTGCTTCGGCGGTTTCCATCCACTTGTAGAAACGGTCTACTGCCTGGCGTATGCGATGGCCCACAACCACACTACCGTCACGTACGCCTGCGGCGTATTGGAATGGGATTGAGTTTAATTGGGTGGTTGTGGGTTGCATGGGGTTATGAATTAGTAGCTACAAATATTTCAAAGCCATTTATAACTTCGTGGTGTGACCTATCTGCATCGGCCATTCCTCCTTTTACAAGTGTTTTTGCCATTGCTTCGCCATTTTTATCAAAAAGCTCAGCTCTTATAGTTTCAGCATTGTATTTATCAGTTCTATAGATGAAGTAATTTTCACCGTCCCCTAAGTAATATTTTTTATTTAGTTCCATAATGTTAAAATTTTGGTTAGTATTTTAAATTTGTCCAGTGAATAATTTTACCTGTGGAGTCTTTATTGAAATAAGCAAAGAAATCTTCTGCGGAATCAAAGCCGTCGTTAATGGCTAGGTTTTCAATTTCTACAGGCGTAAGATTTCGATTGTCAATGTGTACAGAAGGATTTGCAATTTGAAAACCTGCACTATCAATATTTTGGTATATTGCTATGAGCTGAACCGATTTACAGATAACTACAGGAGCAAACTGAAACCGCTGCGGCGTTCTATTATTGATAACGAAATGGATGTTTTTACCGGCTTCCCACCTGTTTTTTGAATCGGTGCGAATGGTGTGTTTCTTTTTTCTGCCTTTAGCCTTTTCTGTATCGAAACCTTTTTTATTTACTTCCCTCCAATAAGGATATTGCACTTCTGGTTCCAATAAAGCAAATAAGCAGTGGTGTATCTGTTCTACAAAATGGGTAGGGTTTCCCTTAATTTCTGTTTTGAATGATAATGTCATTGTGGTTAGTATTTTAAAATTAAAAAAGGCCGGAGCTAGCGGCCCTTTACTGGTTTATATAAAAATTACCGTGGTGTGCTTTTCGATTTTACCCACTTCTTCCATGACACGTTTTTCTCTGGATTCATCAACCAGCTCTGCTGCGTCTGCGCTTTCCAGAAAGCATTTAATATCAAGGCTGGATCCTGCTTCTATCACAATATCTATTTTGATACTTTGTGATTCTTCACCTTCGATAAGCGGAATGTTGATTTCAAATGATTCTGGCACATTAGATTCTACCGCTTGCTCAAAAAGAATTGATTTATTGCCGCGGCGGTCATCTTCATCATTGAGATTACTGTTTACTTTCGCCTGAAAATTAAAAAGGGCACCCACTACTTTTGCATGCTCAGCCTTGTCTGGGAAAATGGAGCGCAGTAGCTTGAATTTTTTAGAAAGTTCTTTGGGCGCATAAAATTTACCGGGGTTATTGATACCTAGGGCTTGATAAATTTTTGAAGTCTCGATCTTACCGGTAATCGAATGCTTGAGCAATGGCCAGCTTTCATTTACGATCAACTGAATGGTGCCTTCACTTTTAGAAACCAAAGCGTGGGAAGTCTTCACCTCTATATTTTCTTTACGATAGTCAATGTATCGAGAAGGTGAATCTATCGTGCCAGATATGGTTAAAGGCTCTGGCTTCTCGATGGTATCTGCGGCACCGGTTCGGATTACAAGCTCTTTTAATTTAGGATTGTTCTCTAATTCTTGCTGTACTATTTTCTCGTTACTCATTTCCTGCGCTTTTAAGTGTTCTTATTTTGGTTTGTTTTTCTGAAGGCGTAATGGGGCGGGCGTGAACACATACACCTTCTTTATCGAAATAATACATCATGCCAGTTTCCGGCTCATCGATCAGGAAGATTTTACCCTTCATGTGCTCACTGCGGTGCTTGATGTTTTCCAGAAGACGGGCGCGCTCGATTTTTGGTTCTTTGATCTTTGCACGGAGTTTCGCGCTGATCTCTTTTTTCTCAAGCTCAAGTTCTGAGATATTAATGGAAACTTCAGCCAGTTCTGTTTTGCGTTCTGCCAGGTCTTCTTCGGTAAGCGGTTTTGTATAGGATTCTTCCTTTACCTCGTAGCAGATCCCTTCGAGGTTCTGTTCTC